AGTTCCAAATGAACCAAAGATAACCGGAAGAAGAATTATGAGCAAGAATACGTGTAAAATAATCTTACCGATTTTTGGCTCACCATATTCATTTTGATAGTTAAATAACTTCATAGTTTTTTTGCTTTTATTAATTAATTAAAAAGGAATATTTTCTACACGAATTTCTTCGTCTTCTACTTCTTTTGTTCCAATACTTCCGTCTTCATTTTTTATAAAACTTTCTTGTGGTTTCCATTCATTCAATTCTGAATAAAGGACACCATCACGACTACGTTTTACATCTACGTTACAATACCCACGACCATTGGTATTTGCTTTTAACCATTCAATAAACTTTTCAGTTTTGAATGATAAGTTTGCTAACACGAACTCCGGTGCTGATTCACGTCTTGATGTGAATAGACCGTCAATGAATTTTTTTTCACTCATAGTTTTTTTACTTCTTATTTATTAAACTTTCTAATTTCTCAATAATTGAATCGTAATTGTCTTCCTTTAGAACGTGAGTTGTTTTAGCGAACACAAATATTTCATAAGCCTTAGCTGTATCACCTTCCATTCCTAATTGTTTACATAGACTAGCAATCTTTTCCTTCTTAGGTGGTTGTGGTCTTAAACTTGTTCCAAGTGTTCCTGGTTGAACTTTATTACTAGCAAGGTTACCATCATCATCTTCTGCTTCAAGTCCTAATAATGATTGTAGTGAATAACGTCTGTAATAAGTAATCGCACTACCCATCTTTTGTGGGTCTGTTAAATCAGGAAGTGTGATGGTTGAACTATATAGAGTTTTTGATTCTTTTGTATCATATAATACTGTTGATAAAGCCGGTCTTCCGTTTACATTATCTAATGGTTGTAGAATTACCACTTCCATTTCATTTAATACTGGTTTAATAATTTCCAGTAACTTGTTAATGTCAAAGTATTTTGACTTGAAGAAAGGATTCTCACTATCTTTTGAGATAGAACTAACTTTCATTTGAAACTCAAGTAATTTTTTCATTTTATTTATACTTAATTTTTAGATAAGATTCAGCACTATTTAGATAAGGTTTTATTTTTAGAACATCTTTTATGATATCTACTGGTTCTTTACCATCTAACTTTTGACCATACTTCCACTTTATAATTAACATTATTAAGAACTTTCTTTGTTTATCTGTTAATTTTTCTATCTGCTCAATCGTGATTATTCTTTCTACTATTTCAGTCAACGTTTCTGCTAACTGTCTTGGGTCACTATAATTTATCATTGTCATTATTGACATATATTTTCAAGATAATTTTTTAAGTCTTTACCGTTTCCTAGCCACAATATTTCTCCATCTCTTACTTCAGTAATTTGTAGATTCAATTCAAATGCTCTTTTTAGATTAGATGCTTTTTGAATGTGTAATATATTTAGAGCCATAGAGTTGAGAATAAAATTGTTAACGTTGCTAAGAAATAAATCGACTCTTTTATCTCTGACCTGTTGTATGCTTTTTTTTCTTTGTCTTGGTTTTTTTTCCATTCACTTTTTTTCATAGATGTAAAATTAATTTTTTTTAAACTTAATTTAATGGGAACTAAGGGAGAAGTAATCTTTTGACTTACCGGAGTAAGTTGTCTTTTGGACTCAACTACTAACTCCCTTGTTCTTATATATTAAGTATAGCACATCTATTTATAAAGTCAAGCATTTTATCCACTAATTAAATATGTGTTTTTATTGGCTTTTTTCAACATTTTCCAAAGTTATCAACAGGTATTAATTAATCTTCATCATCTTCATCTTTTAAATTCTCTTTATATAAATCGGTTCTTGGTCTATATTCTGCTTCTTCTAACATTCTTTGCTGACCTAACGATTGTTTCTCATCCCAATAACAATCCCATTTACATCCAGTTGTTAGCATCCTAATCTCACCGGCACATTTTAATGTTTCTTGATAAGCACCTTCTTGTGAAACTATTTTTTTAGCAATCTCAATTATTCTTTCTCCAACTCCTTTTCTGCCAAGTTTTTCACAATAATCTCTCATTATCTTGGCATCTTCAAAATATCTAATTCCCATATATTTTAAATTACTTCTAAATCATCAATGGTGATATTTCCAATATCAAACATTTTTAATCTGTTATCTACAATCACAGATAAACCGTGACCAAGATTATTTGCTAAAGCACTACCAATTAATATTCCAAGTCTATCAGATTTTTCAATGTCTTCAATAACACTTTCTATTGAGTTATCAAATCCCATAAAAAAATTACCATTAGGATTTATATTGTGTATTTCTTTCCAACCATTATCTTTCAACCACTCAATCAAATCTGATTTTTCTGCTTCAAAAATATTTTCTCTACCTTCATTTTTTACTTTTAGTTTCATATTTTTAATTAAGTCTGTCTAGAGAAATCTTTCCATTTAAAAGATATTCTATAACAGTTATTTGTTTATAACCTGTTTCTTCACACAACTTTTTAATCTTATCTTTTGTCACCTTTGAGATTCTAATCAACGCTTGGCTCTCTCTTAAACTTTCTTTATCTGGTTTAGGCATATTAATTTAAATTTAATACATAAGATTGTTTATCCGGAACTCTGTCTAAATATTTTATCTTAACATTACTTCTTGCTTCAAATTCTTCGTCTGATTCTGTATAAAATAATGTAAAAGTTTGCTTCCCAAATTTTTCTTCCAAAATATTTACCAATTCTTCTCTATCTAGAAATACTTTCATACTATTTAATAATCCCTAACTGTCTTCTTAATTGGTTGATACCATTAAGCTTACCAGTCATAGGTGAATTATGTTTAGCTCCACGATGATAACAATAGTTTAGACAATCCTTTAAAAGGTTAATCTCCGTCTTATCATCAAAAATAACTTCTTGTTTAGTTTCAATCACGTGATGAATGAAATGCTTAAATGTCATTCTCATAATAATATAGTTAATAATTAAATCTGTTACTATTGTTACTATACTGGCTCTCCCCACTCTCTCTAGGCAATCCGTTTAACTTCGATATACACCGTTCCTTTCCCTAGTTTACCTAGTTCCAGTTATTGTTTAGTTAATTGAATTGTTTGCCTGTCGGTCGTGGTCTTCACCAGTAAATGTATTGTAGCACACTCTGTTTAATAATTCAAGTGTTTTATCTAACCCTTAAATTAGTTAATAATTTTGGAGTTTTTTTCGCTTTTCCAACGTCTAGCAAAAGCAGACAATTCTTTTCTTTTTATTTGTTCTTTAATTTTGCTATTTTGACTGTGTATCTTTTTACAATTATCGCATAAACGATTCTTTCCTTCAAGTTCTTTTCCACACTCACATATAATAGAAACTGACTTTGTTCCACGATACCATCCTTTTTCCCATCCGGTCTTAGAACAGACACAATTATGAGTTAGGCATTTCTTGACAACTCCGGATAGGAAAATTTCTCCTGGTCTAGTTCCCATCTCTGTTGTCATTTCTATTTGGCAACCTTTATCTGAATGATGATAATGTTCGTTCTCTAAATAATCAGCATAACCTGATGGGTTGTAAAATTCTTCTGGCATAATTTTTGATGTTTTCATAGGTGTAATATTAATTATTATTTATTAGTTTTGTAAACCATATTGCTCTACCCAATCGTCAACTTCTTCTACTTCTACTTCACAATGCTCTTTACAGTCCGGACAAATTTCCATATCTCTATATGATGGACTCATTTCCGCACCGCAACAATTTGATGAATAAATTTTAGACATAAATTTTTTTTAATTAATTATAATAGAATTATAGCAAATAAAAATATGTTTGTCAATACCCTATAAACATTGGTGTTTATGAGTTATACACAGAATAAGTTTTTGCGATAATATACTTGAATTATTAAACAATGTATGCTATAATGTAATCATAGGTTAAGATAGTTAAGTATATTAGCCGATGAAAAAAATAGAAAAACAATAGAAAGCTAGTTTCCTGGAGTAAAGTTATAAATAATCCAGGTTTTTTGGCATCAAATATTAGTATGGAAGATGACGAACAAGAAGATGAAGAATGGGAAAACTGGAATGAGATTCTAGACGATGAATCCAAAACTTCACAAGAAATTGAAAAAGAATTTAAAAAGAATTAATGCGAATGTATGGAGAATTATAGGTCATCTAAAGCAATTATTCAATGGGAAAAACATAGAAAAATTACTCCATATAAAATGTCTGACGGAGTTATATTAGATGTTACTAAAGAATTTATAAAGGAATATAGGGAAAAACATTCAGTTTGTGAAATATGTGGTGAGCCAGAAAAGATATCTACACAAAACAGAAAAAGATACGGTGAAGTAAAAGAGTTGAAACCGAATCAATTATGTATAGACCACGACCACAAGACAAATAAATTTAGGGGATTACTTTGCGTGAAATGTAATCAGACACTTGGATGGATAGAGAAGAATATGAAAACCTATCAAGATTATCTGGATAAAAATAAGTATGAAAGTAAATAAGGATGACACGATAGCACAATTAATGCGTTTAACCTGGTCTTCATTAGACAGCCACCTTCAGTATATATCTACTGATTCTAAAAATCCGGTATTAGGTGGAAAGAAAACACAAAAGAAATTTGTAAAAGAATATATAGAAATGTTGAATCTGTTAAACAAATTATTGTAGAGTTAAAAAGCGTTCATTGAATTAAAATATTAGCAAGGTGAAACCTAGAAAAAAAATGTAATGCCATAATGGCGGTTTCTTAGTGGAGTAACCTTGCTTACTCTTTGTAGGGATAGTGTAATGGTAACACTAACGATTCCAAATCGTTCATTCTGGGTTCAAGTCCTAGTTCCTATGCGTAAGTATAGTAAAGCGGTCAAATACGCCTGGCTGTAAACCAGGTGCTTCGGCTTCGTTGGTTCGAATCCAGCTGCTTACACATTGTTTTCTGCGGTGTGTATATAGTTTAGTGGAAAAACCTTGGGTTGTGATTCCAATGTCGTGAGTTCGATTCTCACTATACACCCCATAGAAAATAATAGTATAGCTACGTAGAGAAAAGGCATCTCGTCAGTCTCATAAGCTGAAGTTATGGGTTCGATTCCCATCGGAGCAACATTCGTCTGCCACGTGTAGAAGTGAATCCCTGATAACGTTAATTTATTGACGTTGTTTGTTTCTATGATAAGCGTTGCGGTAGCGTGCGTGATTTGGATTCACGTGGGGAAGGTTCGACTCCTTCATCGTAGACATAGTTTAAAATCATCCGTTGGCGAAGTGGAAACGCTGCTGTCCGCAAAACAGAGATGCGTTGGTTCGATTCCAACACGGATGTCAAATTGTTTGTTGACTTCTTACTAATTTTCATTCAGAGGAGATGCGATGAATGGCTAGATAGACATCTTCGTCTAGTAACTAATTGGTAAGACGTTAGTAAATAATGGGCGATAATGTTCCAAGGTAGGCGAAAATCATTTGCGATGAATTTGGGTGGGTTCGATTCCCACATTGTCCACACCAAGAAAATATGAAATGCTAAAGAGAAAGATGACGAATGCTTGACCAGCTCCATCTACACCGTATCAAGGTAAAGCTAACAATTAACTTTTATGTCCGGTTAAATATGAAATTCAAATCTAGAAACAAGCATAAAAGAAACCTTAGTATTAAATACAAATGGAAGATGAATAAAGTATTTAAGATACTAAAGGAAAACAAAGTAGAGTTAAGGGCTATAAAGGCATTCGATTTGCTTAGTAGCAAAGACCAGAGTTCAATTCTCTGATAGTCCACAAACAACAATATATAACCAGCGAATGCTGAAGGGATAGTGAAAGCTATTCGTGGGAGAAATCCCAATCGTCTTATTAGTTTAGTGGTAAAACAGTTGCCTTGTAAGCATCAGACAGTGGTTCGATTCCACTATTCGGCTCAATGATGAATAAAGAAAAGAAGAATCCTAATAAAAGATTCATAGTAAGAAAATATATAATGGCTCAATCAGCAGCCGATGCTATCAAGAAAGATAAGTTAGCACCGGTCTTTGACGTATGGGTAGATGATGATTATAAAAAGGATAATGAAATTGGATTTATAGTAAAAGAATAATATGATGGATAGACTAACTAATCACGGTAAAATAGTTTGTAAAGAATGTGGTAAAGTTATCGCACAATGTAGATGTATTAGTTGTGATAAGACTATTACTGAATCAATTTGTGATGAGTGTGCTAAAAGATTAACTGGATGGTTACCAAATGATTAAATATTAGATTAAATATGGAAGAAGATAAGGATACAACTGAAGATGAAACCTTGAAAGATATTTCAAACAGCACTTGGGGTGGAGCTAGACCTAATGCTGGAAGACCACGTGGTTCAGAGAATGAAGAAACAAGAAAGAAAAGGGTAGTTGAAGAAGAATTTAAGCAAAGAGTTTTAAGAAGTGCTAACAAACTTATCAGCTCCCAAATGAATCTAGCACAAGGAGTTCAAATGCTATATGTTATTGAGAAGACTGAAAAGGGTGCTAATAAGAAACCTAGATTGATAACAGACCAAGAAACTATTGAAAAATATCTAGCCGGTGAATTAGATGATAATACTAATGAATACTATTTCATCACAACTGAAAGACCAGACAATAGAGCATTAGATAGTTTATTTGATAGAGTATTTGGTAAATCAGTAAATAACATTGACGTAACGTCTGACGGTAAACAATTACCACAACCACTATTATATGGCATTTTCGATAACGACAGCAACAAAGAAGGTAATAGCACTAACAAAGAAGATTAGAGCTGTTGCCGGTGGAACTTCAGCATCAAAGACTATATCAATTCTATGTTATTTAATAGATAGAGCACAAAGAGATATTAAACCAACATTAACAAGTGTAGTTTCTGAATCAATCCCCCATTTAAAACGTGGAGCTATCCGTGACTTTCAAAACATAATGAAAGAACAAGGATATTGGGATGATAAGAGATGGAATATATCTGATTCAATCTATACGTTTGAAACAGGAAGTAAGATAGAGTTCTTTTCAACTGATAATGGGGATAAGTTAAGGGGTTCAAGACGTGACCGTTTGTTTATAAACGAAGCGAACAACACGACACTAGATGCCTTTGACCAATTAGAAGTTAGAACAAAAGAGTTTGTATTCCTTGATTGGAATCCATCTAATGAGTTCTATTTCTATACTGATATTTTAGGAAAGAGAGAAGACGTTGAGTTTATCACATTGACATACTTAGACAACGAAGCATTAAGTCCGGAGATTGTAAGCTCTATTGAAGCACGTAAGCCTAATAAGAGATGGTGGCAAGTTTACGGATTAGGATTATTGGGAGAAGTTGAAGGTAAGATTTATAAAGATTGGCAGATTATTGATGAACTCCCACACGAAGCAAAATTAGTTAGATATGGATTAGATTTCGGATATAGTAATGACCCAACTTCTATTGTAGCATTATATCAATACAATGGTGGTTATATCATAGATGAGATTACTTATCAAAAAGGATTAAGTAATAAACAAATAGCGGATATTTTAAAAAATGTAGATAGATGTTTAGTTATAGCAGATTCAGCAGAGCCTAAGAGTATAGATGAAATCAAGAGCTATGGCATAAACATCATTCCTTGTGTAAAAGGAAAAGATAGTATCAATCAAGGTATTCAATACGTTCAAGACCAACGTATCAGTATGACTAAAAGGTCATATAACGTCATTAGAGAATATAAGAACTTTCTTTGGATGACTGATAAGGATGGTAAGATATTAAACGTTCCTGAAGCTGGATTTGACCATTCAATGGATGCTATCAGATATGCTTTTGACTCAATGAAGCCAAAGGTAAACAATATATTTAATTCAATGCCAAGTAAAGTTGGTTTCAGATAATCAATATGGAATATAAAAACATAAGTGAAAAGGTTAAACAAATAATTGATGACAGTAAGAACTCTTATTTGGAACTTGTAGAAGGAAAGGGGGCTAATAGCATTCAGCCTATTCTGTTTAATCAACGTGAAACATTAAGAAAGATTAACTTCTATATCAATAACAGATACACAGAACGTGATGATGATGCTATCTTCTGGAATATTAGTAATCCACGTATCACTCACTTTGCTAAGTTAATCAGTCCGGATACAAAAGACTTCTATCCTTATGGGATGGGTCAACATAACTTCTTACAAGCCTGGGCGTTAAGAAAGAAAGTAAGAAAATGGTTTGATGATGAACAGTTTTACAGAACATTAAATGATACAGCAGAAGGAGAATCAACTTATGGTTCAACTGTCTGGAAGAAATACAAAGAAGATGGCAAGATGTGTGTTAAGGAATCAAGATTAGATAACTTATACTTTGACCAAGCGATTGAATGGATTGAAGATACTGACATTGTAGAACTACACGACCTTACAATTCACGACCTATGGGAAAAAGATGGTGCTTGGGATAATATTTTAGAAGTATTTAAAAAGAATAAGAAAGCAAAGAGATTTGAAGTTTGGGAGTTTACAGGATACTGGCAAGACAAGGAAGATGAAAAGCCTATTTATAAACATTGTATAGGTCACGGATACGGAGATGATGAAATAATCCTATGGGAAGAAGAACTAGAAGAAGATGATTGTCCTTATCTAGACTTCCATTTAGGAAGATATCGTGGTAGATGGTTAAGAATGGGAGTAGTTGAAAGATTATTTGACTTACAAGAAAGAGCAAATCAATTAGTTAATCAAAACGCTGCTGTTACTGAAATATCTTCTCTATTACTATTAAAGAGTAATAACGCAGATATCACTGGTAACGTATTAGAACAAGCAATCAATGGTCAAATCATTGGTGATGAATCTTTACAACAAATAGCTATTCAAAACGCTGGATTAGGACAATTCATTCAAGAAATGAATATGATTAATCTTCAAGCTGATAAGATTTGTTTAACACCTGAAATCGTTCAAGGTGAATCAAGTCCATCTAATACTACATTTCGTGGTATCGCAGTAGTTAATGCCGGAGCAGTTACAGCTTTCAAGAACTATCGTCAAGACTTATTTGAAAAGATTGCTAACTTCCTATTAAAAGACATCTTCCCACCATTAGTAAAACAATGGTCAAGAGAAAAGATGATTGAAATGTCTGAAGATGATGAAGATGTAGAAGCATATGATAAGGCGGTAGTTGAATGGTCAAAACGTCAAGCATTATTAGAAGGAAACGTAATCACTCCTGAACTAGAAGCAGAGATTACCGGTAACGTTCAAGAAAACTTAAAGAAGGTTGGTCGTAGAATAGAGTTAGAAGATGGATTCTTCAACTTCAAATGGGGATTCAAGATGATGGCTACTGATGAAAGCGTAGATAAGTCTGCTCAAAATGATGCTTACTTCAATGCTTTACAAATGATTGGAGCTAATCCAACATTAGGTGATATTCCTTTATTCAAGCAATACTTGGAAAACAATGGTATCAGTCCACAAAAGATGACACCATCACAAAAGCAAGAGCTACAACAAGCAGCTCAAGGTGGAGCAGGAACAATGCCTGAACCAAGACAGCCAGATAAGTTACTGACACAAGCACAACAATTAAAGTAATATGATGAATATATTAAACTTCATAACTAAAACAGATTATCCAGAGTTCAAGAAGATGATGATAGAAGAATTTGTTACTAGACCACTAGATATCAAATCAAATACAACAGCCGGTATAGCATTAGAAGTTAGAGCAAGTCAAATAGCAATAGAAAAGTTACTCAAAGCCTTCAAGAAATTTGAAGCACAAGCAATTCCAGAAGTCAAGGAAAATAAGAGCTGGAAGTAGGGAGAATGGTATAGTCTGATGTTCAACTCATCAGCTCCCACAGATTAGCCCACTTATAGGCGATGCCACTAAAGGCTTAAAAAAGACTTATAAACTAACAGGCACTAAACGCCTACTAAGAAGAAATTCTATGGAAGAAGATGAAATTAAGGTTGAAGAACCTATCGTTGAAAACGAAGAAGAACTTGAAAAAGATGTTGACTATTCAAACACACCTTGGTATGAAAAACCAGAGTCTGAATGGGATACAGATGATGCTGCTGAAGCTAAGAAAGCACTTAAAACTGCTATGGCTCAAAAAGCTCATTGGAAGAAAAAGGCTACACAGGTTAAGCCTGAACCGGAAGTAAAGAAACCGGAAGAAAAGAAAGAAAAACAACCTGAATCTAAGAAAAATATTAACTCGGAACAAATCAGCTCATCTGAAATTGTTGAAATGTCAAGACTGGCTGCTCGTGGTTACACCGATGAAGAAATGGAACTTCTAAAAGACATTAAGAACTTAAAAGGACTTAATAACTTAACAGAAGCCATTGAATCACCATTGTTTAAATCACACAAAGAGCAAAAGGAAATTGAAGCCAAGAAAAACAAAGCACAACTCCCACCATCTGGCGGAAGTAGAATCTTCAAAGAAGGTCAAGAAACTACCAAAGATGATTTAAAGAATGCTTGGCTTGGTAAGAAATAGTTTAAAGATTGTTGATTAGTTCTTTATAAAATTATGGCATTGGGAACATCTCATATGTCCGGCACAACTCTAGCCGACCAAATACCAGAAATCTGGGGAAAAATGATTAATGACTTCTATAAGGAAGAATTAATCTTAGCTGACTTCTTCACAGATAGAAGTGAAGAATTATCAGACGGTGGTAACGAAATTTACACACCAAACATTACCGAAATGAGTGCTAATGTTAAAGTTAACGGTTCTCAAGTTACATTAAACGCTAATACAGATACAAATGTAACTCTAAACGTTGACACTTGGTATGAATGCTCATTCTTAATTGAAGACAGAGAAGCTGCTCAAATTAAGAGAAGTTGGAACTTAGTAGAACGTTATACAAAGAATGCTGCTTTCACAATCGCATCCGTATTAGAAGCTGCTATCGCTGCTTTATTTATTGGTTTCTCTAACTCTGTTGGAGCATCAACAACTAACTTAGCTGATAGTGATATCTTAAATGCTATTGCTACATTAGAAAGTAACATTAAGGGTAATTTATACAACGGTGACGTTGCGTTTATTTTCCATCCTATGACTTTCTGGAGACAAGTTCAAGCTTTAGATAAATTCTCTCTAGCTCAAAACTCTCCGGTTAATGACCCAACAGGTAAAAAGCCAAAATACACATTATATGGCTTACCAATTCACGTTTCTGTAAGTGTTCCTTACGTTTCGTCTACTAATGGTCGTGTTAATGTATTAGCTCACAAGGATGCTATTCACTTTGCTACTTTAGCTCTTGGAGCTGGTGGTTCTATGGGTGCTTTCGTTGGTGCTAATGGTATTAGAACTCAAGCTAGTTACGAATTACCTTACGTTGGAACTCTTGTTGTTTCTGACATCGCCTATGGTGTTGTTGAAAACAGAGATGCTGCTGCTGTAAGAATCTTAACACACGCAACAAAAGCCTAGTTCTAGTTAATGATTAATTAATTTAATTGTTCCTTGGGGGTATCAGTCCAATCCGATTACCCCCAATGGATTGGAAACAATATGAACAAGCCAAAAATAGGTGTCGCTTCAAACCTACATAAAATAAGTGAAGTAATAGATATTGATGGAAATAAGCTAAGTGGAATTAAAGGTCATATCATTGAAAAAAAGAAAGTATTCAATATGGCTGACTTAGAAAAAGAAGATAATAAAGTTAATGTTCCAAATGAAATTAAGCCAGGTTCTTTATCAGAAAAGATTGAAAAGAAAATTAATGATAAGATAAACGAAATGCTTGATAAAAAGATTGATGAAATCTTTAGTAAAATGTTTTAATATGAAAGTATACTACATAGGAAATCTCTATGATGGTTGCTACCAAGTAAGATGTTTACTCCCACAAATACATAATTGTTGGAATGGGTCTGAAATAAGTTTATTCAGTCCAAAGAAAACAAATGAACAAATATTTGTAGAAGCGATGATGTCTGATGTGATAGTATTCCAAAGACCAATGGAGAAAGAGAAAGTTGAAGTAGTTAGATTATTAAAAGAAGCTGGAAAGAAAGTAGTATTTGATAACGATGATACGTATAAACCTAATTCAGGTGTTCCAACAAATATGGAACGTGTCAACGCAAAGATAGGTAAAAAGTTGGTTGAAATGAATAGTAATATTGAAAAGTTTATTAAACAAGCCGACCTAGTTACTACTACAACAGAATTTCTAGCTAAGGAGTATCGTAAGTTAAACAAAAATGTAATAGTTCTTCCCAATCAAATAGACCCATTCAACTATGAAGAACCGATTAAGAATACCGGAGATAAAATAAGAGTAGGTTTAGTTGGCTCTGTATCAAGTAACGATGAATATTTACATATACTAGATGCTCTAGATTACTTAAAGGCAAGAGATGATGTAGAAATAGTAGTATTTGGTCTTCCGGATAAAGATGATGCTAGATTGGTAAATATGAGAAAGATTTATCAAAAGGAATTAGCGTTCTGGGAGAAATACGCAGACGAAAGAAAGCCTTTTGTTTCAATGGCTAACTACTACGAAACATTAAACAATCTAAGACTAGATTTAATGTTAATTCCACGTCAAGAAAGTTATTTTAACAAGTGTAAGTCTAATATCAAGTTCCTAGAAGCAAGTATGTTTGAGATTCCGGTTATTGCTCAAGGATTTAGTAAAGGAGATAGCCCTTACGACAAAGATTTAGACGGAAAGAATGGATTTATAGTTAAGACCGGTGAAAGTTGGATTCCAACGATTAAAAAACTCTTAGACGATAAAAAATTAAGAGAAAAAACTGGTAAAATAGCCAAAAAATACGTTCTAAAACACTATAACATTGAAGATAACTACAAGAGATGGGAAAAAGCTTATAAAACATTATATAAATAATAAAATATGCGTAAAGTATTAATAGACGATAGAAATTTACTTAAAATCTTAAATGATAAGGAGAGTTTACAGGATGAAATTAACTCTAAGATTGATAAATTCAAAAACTTAACAAGTAAAAGTGATAAATTACAAGCTAAGATTCAAGAATTACAAGAAGAATTTAAGATTGAGTATGAAAAAGTTAAAGAAGAAGTAATTAAGATTGAAGAAGAAATGAAACCTTATCTTATCAAGTTAGAAAGATATAAGGATAAAATAAATCCAATCGTAGAAAGTAAAGGTATTGAGTTAGGAGAATTTGAAATAGTTACATCAGTATCATTAGAAAAAGGTAAAGTAATGGTAGAAATTACTGACCTAGTAGAATCTTACAAAGAAAGTTTAAGAGCTAAGAAAGGAACTCCAAATGACACAACAAGAAATAGAAAGAATTAAAGAAGAAATGGATAGGATGACTCCTGGCGAAAGAATTAAACAGTCTATTGAAAGACAAGATTTAGTTGATAGAGTAAAGAAGTTAAAGAAACTAAGGAAATATAAATGAAGATACTGTTAACCAACAACCATCTAGCACAATTAGGTGGTTCAGAAACCTGGACTTATACAATGGCTAAAGAGTTACAAAGAAGGGGTTATGAAGTTGGTGTATTCACTCACGAAAAGGGAGTAGTAAGCGATATGCTTGGAGATTTAATGGACTACTCCCCTAGTGGATACGATTTAGCACTTATTAATCATAATACTTGCTTAGGAGTAGATGCTAAGTATAAGATATTTACATCACACGGAACTGTGCCTGAAATGGAGATACCAATAGAAGGAGCTGATTACTATGTGGCAGTAAATGAAAACGTTTCAAAAAAATATGGAATAGAAACTATCATTAAGAATCCGATTGACACCAAACTTTATAAACCGACAAGCGACATTGGAGAATTGAAGACAGTTTTGAACGTTACCGAAGAAGACTTACAACTTCCATACAATGTCATAAAACCGTCTAGGACAGAGATGAATATGCCAGAGCTAATTAACTCGGCTGAAGTGGTTATAAGCTTAGGAAGGGGTGTTTTGGAAACTATGAGCTGTGCTAGGAACGTGATTGTGTGGGATAGTAGACCTTATTGGGGTTCTAGGGGAGATGGATACTTAAATGACTTCTCTAAACTGACAGGAAACGTAGCTGGTGAATATTCACTCACCGATATTAACCTAGAAGAAGAACTTAAAAAATACGATAAGGAACAAGGAAAGAAAAATAGAGAATATATCCTAGAACATCACGATGTTAGAAAGATAGTTGATAAATATTTGAACATATGGGAAACGCACAAGAAAGATATCTAGCTCATCAAAAAAGAAAGAAAGAAGTTCTTTCCGGAAGATATGATGAAGAACTAACTTACTCCAAAGAAGAAATAGATACAGTTAAAACAGTATTTCATAATCGTCATTCTTCAAGAGTATTCAACGGTGAATCAGTTGACCTTACAGAGATACTAGAGATGGTTGAAAAAAGTCCTTCTAGTTGTGATAGAAAAGCAGTTGGTTATAAGATTATAGAATCAAGAGATGATAAAGAATTATTAGGTGGGATATTAGTCGGTGGTGCTGGTTGGATACATAGAGCCGATAAGATAGTTTTACTACTTGCTGATTTAGAAGATTATGGAAGTCCGGCTGAAAAAGATTTTATGCCATATCTAGATGCTGGTGTAATGATTCAGAGTTTTTATCTAGCTTGTGAAGTAATGGGTGTTAAATGTTGTTTCGTAAACCCAAATATTCGTGAGATAAATAAAGACATTTTTAAACAAAGATTTAGTGATAAGCTCTTTTGTGGAGCTATCATAATTGGAAAATAATATGGTATTTAATGATACAAGCAATAGAAAAGGTATAATACAAGAAATTGAAAAGAATACTGATTTAGGTATTGGATACATTTCAGGTAATACCGATTTAATGAAAGACTTCACAGCCGACATCAATGTAGTAGGTTCTGAAGTTTTTGCGTTAATATACTTACTATGTGGTAATTGGCAATATGATGATTCAAATTATACCGACCTTCCACAAGCAGTAACAGATTTAGTAAGTGGAACTGATAAATATCTTATTCCTGAAACAGCATTAACAATTCAAAGATTAGAATATAAAGATGATAGTGGTAATTGGAATAAGTTAAAAGCTATTACTAAAGAACAAATTAATTTAGCTGTTGATGAATTTTTAGAAGAAGATGGAAATCCACATTATTACAGAGTATTAAATGGAACAGTTGAATTATTTCCAGCACCAAACTTCTCTGTAACCGGTGGACTAAAGATTTACTTTGATAGAGCTAATGTTGATTTCACAACATCAGATACAACAAAGAAACCAGGATTTGATAGCTTCTTACACAATATTATTCCTGTAAAAGTAGCGATTCAATGGTTTGATAGAAAACAATCAACACATCCAAACTTAGCAAGGTTAATAGCAAGAGAACAAAAATTAGAAGCGTTACTAACAAAACACTATTCAAAGAGATTTAGAGATAAAAAGCCTGTGATTGGAAGGGCTAAAGTAAGTTTTAAATAATATAAACTAATTAAAAATATATGAACGCAAAAGACAACGTAAAACTAAGGGGTTTTATCTCCCTAACATTAACAGATAAAGATGGTAATGTAAAAGATAAAAGAGAAATTAAGAATACAATTACAAGTGCTGGTTTAGCTCAAATTGCTTTACTTGCTGGAGATGCTTCTGCTGTTCCTTTTACTTACCTTGCGTTAGGAACTGGAACAAACGCTGCTTCTGCTGGTGACACAGCATTACAAACAGAATCTTCAGCTTCAGGATTAGCTAGAGCTGCTGCTACTGTATCACGTGTTACTACAACTGTAACTAACGACACACTTCAACTATTAAAAGCTTTCACAGCAGGTGCTAGTGCTGCTATCACAGAATGTGGTATGTTTAACGCTGCTTCAACTGGAACTATCTTAGGTAGACAAGTTTTCGCTGCTGTTAACGTTGTATCTGGAGATATCTTAACTATTACATACAAAGTTTCATTCGCTTAGTATATGGCTATTAAACTCTACAATGACTCTGGAACTCAATATGATGCTACCGACACTTCTTATGACGGTAACTCAATTATAAGTAGAATATTTACTGATAGTATTGGTGTATCAGAGTCTTTTGGTAGAAGTTTTTATAAGACATTAACTGATGCTATAACAGGAACTGAAGTTGTGATTAAGAGTTTAGCTAGAACTATATCGGATTCTATAACCGGAACAGAAGCTATAATCAAAGAAACTTCTAAAACTCTTACAGATTCAATTACTTCTTCTGAAAGCTATTCACGTTTAATGAACTTTGTTAGAACATTTACCGATTCTATAACAGGAACAGAAAATATAAATAAGAAATCAGAAAAAACTCTTACCGATTCTATAACAGGAACAGAATCGTTTAGTAGGGCTGGTCAATTCTTTAGAAGTTTTATTGATTCTATTACTGGTTCTGAAAAATTACATAGATTCTTAAATGGTGTAAAACAAATCTGGAACTCAATTACAAAACCTTCTGCTTCTATTTACACTCAAGATACAAAACCAAGTGATGACTGGACTGAAGATGATAAACCTAATCATTTATAAAATAAAAATATATGGCGATTAATTTCCCTTCAGCGATTGACTCTCTGTCTAATCCTGAAACAACCAACCCTCTAAATAGTCCTTCTCACGCTGGACAACATTCAGATGCTAATGATGCGATTGAGGCTCTTGAGGCAAAAGTCGGTGCTGATAGTTCCGCTGTTACAACTTCACACGATTATAAAATAGCACAATTAGAATCTGGTAAAGCTCCACTTAGACCTGTTAATACAAAAACATCTTTAGTTGATGCCGATGAAGTAACCGGAAATGATAGTGCTACTTCATTCGGACAAATAAAGACAACCTGGACAAATGTAAAGGCGTTTTTAAAGACATATTTTGATAGTCTTTATGCTACCATAGCAAGTGTTCCCGTAAAGGCTACTGGAGCTGAAATTGATACTGGAACAGATGATGCTAAATTTGTTACTCCAAAAGCAATTAATGATTCACATAATGTTCCAGACGTAGCACCTGGAACTTCAGGAAACGTAATGGTTTCAAATGGAACAGACTGGACAAGTGCTGCTCCTTCTGGTGGTGGAGAATGGACTCAATTAGCTAATGTTGTTTTAGGTTCTGCTGCTAATTCAATAGCTTCTGGAACAATTACAGCTAAAAAAGCGTTAAAAGTTTATGTAATAAGTCCAGGAACAAATTCTACTGCTTGGATTAGAATGAGATTTAATGCTAGTGCTGGAGCTAATTATAATTTTAGACAAGTTGTTAATTCTTCTTCAATAACAACAGCAACTACAAGTAATTCAACTGGAATTTTATTTGGTAGAGAGGTAGATGCTAAACGTTGGTTTAATTTTGATATATCAAATATTATAGACCAAGTAAAAATGTTTACCGGAAACTATATTCAAGAAGATTTAGTATCTGAAAATTGTAGTGGTTATTGGAATAATACAACAGACCAAATAACAGCAGTTTCTATTGATTGCACCGAAAGTGAAACATTTGACGCCGGAACAAGAATGATTGTTTACGGTTCTAAAGATTAATAAAATTAATAAACAAACATATGAATGAAACATCTAAACAATGGTCATTAAATAACATTGATTACAAAAAGATTCTAGTTGGAGCTGGTATAGCTTTACTAGGTGCTTTAGCAACCTATTTACAAGATACAATTCCTGGTATTGATTTTGGTGTATATACTCCTGTTATTGTAGCTATTAATTCAATTCTAGTTAATACAATTAGAAAATTTATAATGGGATACTAAATAGAAGTATATGACTAACGACCAAAACACTATTGCTAATCAAGCTCAAACCGAAAGTATTGTAAAAAAAATCCTGACATCAGAAGTCAAATATGTTATTGGCATAGTGTTATTTTTGGTCGGAGTTGTAGCACCTTATTATGATATTAAAACTGAAATAGCTTTAATTAAGCAAAATCACTACGCACATATTGAAGCTATGACTAAAAATATTGAAAGTAATGTTGAAGAAATAAAACTAATAAAAGTTGAACTTACTGAAGCAGAAAAAGAACAAACTGAATTAATGAAGACATTAGTTAAAGTAAATACACTTTTAGAAAAACACGTGGAAGAATAAAAATAAATAATAATTTAAAATATATGACACTAGAAGAAAAAAAAGAGTTAGAATGTAAAAGAGTAGAGTGTCAAATATTCAGTAGGGTGTGTGGATGGCTTGTTCCAAGACACGCTATGAATCCAGGGAAACAAGCGGAAAGAAATGATATGAAAGTTTATAAAGTTGATGTATCATTAGAACACGAATTTATAGATGATAAAAATAAAGAATAGTATGAACGGAGTATTATTAGGAAAAGGACAATTTGATTGGATTGCTGGTGGAAATTCAGCAATCAAAAGAGAAGTTTACGCTATTGATTTAGATTGGAAACCTTTTCAAGGTGAACACGAAATTCAATTTGTAAATTTAGGGAGTGATAAACCATACGACACATTATTCTGTGTTACTTACTCTGCTTTAAAATGTATTATCGCTTTGTTAAACTTCTTAATTAAAAGGGGTTTAATATCAGACGAAAATATCCAATGGCTAAAAGACAATGGGTATTACAAGAACGGTAAACTAAACTTCAGCGAAAGATTTTCTGCTATTAACGGAGAAACAACAAATAAAGGTGCATATCAATACAAAGTAGCTAATGGAATTTATAACTTAGGTTTAATTCCACAGGATATGTTTCCACTAGCTGATAACTTTCAAGACAATATAGATAGTAGATTTATTACCCAAGAAATGAAGGACTTAGGTAAAGAATTTATTAAAAGGTTTACAATCAATTATGAATGGGTTGACAATACATTAGAACAATTAAAATATAGTCCGGTTCAAGAAATAGTTAAATTTGCTAACTACGAAAAACCTGAAGATATCTTAACTCCAGAAGGAGAATTAAATCACGCAGTAGAAGGAGTATTCGCAACACCAACTTATGATGAAATTCAAGATACATACTGGCAAATATATAAAAGATATCATCCGGACTACACACATTCATTAATGGCTTATTCAATAACAGTAAATAATAACATCCCTATGGATACAACTAAATTTTTAACAGACAACGACAAAAAATGGGTTCGTAATCAAAACACCGGAGCTTTCGGAAGGGTGCTACGTGGTAAACTATTTACGATTCAAACAACCGATAGAGCAGCACTAATTTTACTTGATGACAGAGTAAGAGAAGACGGAATCCAAGTTACCAATGAAATATGGGAAAAGTTGCCAAAAGAGAACTTTTAGGGTCAATTATGAAGCCATATAAGGCTCATAGTGAGATTTAAAATTAAAAGATGACTACTTATTCATCTAGATAAACAAATTATAATATGGGAGTAGAAATAAATAAAGATAACTCAATATCAATATCAGGATTTGAAAAAGGAATAGAAGGTTCTGTTCTTTCTGGATTTTCAGATATGCTTGGGGTGAATATAGATTCTCTTGGAGTTCTAGGGGTTGGATATAAATTTAATAAACTAATTGAAACTAAAGCTGCTGTTAATTTTTCAATCGCTACCGCTGGTCAAGACTTCTTCACTTTAGCTGTTGCCGATACAACACTTCACAAAGCTGCTGTTAAATTAAGCACTACTGGAACATTACCAACAGGTCTTAATACTACTGATATTTATTATCTTTGGGATATTAACGGAAATGGTTTAACTTTTAGATTTAGTGAATTATTAAAAGATGTTGGAAGCTCATATATCGGTTTAGATGACCAGGGAACTGGAACTCACTCTTTTACAAGAATTACACCGGAAGAAATTGATGGATATACTTTTGATAGTAATTCAAATTTATATTTATTAGACGATGAACAAAGAGTATGGTTTTCTCAAATAGAATCTGGTTACCAAAGATTTTATTTACTAGAAGGAAACACATCTCCAGGTAGTGGAAATGGAATAGTATTTTATGCTAATCACATTTTAGTATTTGGTAATTCAAAAATAGATGTTCTGGATGCTATAAACGCAACAACAGATACACTAACTTGGGTCAATGACTTTGTAAGCGGAACAAGTATTAGCTCTACTGGAGTATATCCACGCAAAGGAGCTTGTCCTTTTTATAGTCAATTTGATAATGCTATTTATTTCTCTAACGGAAATAGCACTACAAACGCAAGTGTTGTAAGAGTCGGTCTTTTAGAAGAAAATGTTGGTGAAACATTTAATCCATCAGATGTTGATACTTTCTCAATCGTTCCAGATGCTATTGAACTTTCAAATAGTGATGGAAGGGGATTTGTTCAATCAATTAATGAATTAGGAGAAGCACTTATTTTAGGAACTCAATCAAATAATGTTTACTTCTGGGATAGAAAAAGTATTCTACCATATTCAGTTGTAAATATGCCAGAACAAAATACATCTGCTATTTTAGTAAAGGCTGGTTCTGCTTATGCTTTTAATGGTTACTCTGGAAAAATATATATAGTATCAGAAGGAACTTATTCAGAACAGATATCAATACCTGAACATTTATTTGATAAAAAATATACAGAAAGCACAAGCTTTTCTTCATTAGTATTTATTGATTTTGTTGATGCTTGTATTTCAAAAAATGAATTACTTTTCTCAATAGAAGTTTCTGGAAAGGTTTATTTAATGTCATATAATACAGTAAATAAAACTCTTATTAAAAAGAATATATCTTCTTATGGAGAAACATTAACAACTGGTTCTACCCCTGGAAGAATTTATAAGATAATTGTATTAGATAGAAGCACAACTTTAAAAAACAATATATTAATTTCAACAAAGAAAGAAGCAACTCCTGATACTTGGGCTTTAGAAGGTTATTATAGTGTTAGTGATTTAAAGGTTTTAGATGATGATTCTGCTTATGTAGTTACTGGTTTAATTACTTATGGTCAAAACTATTCAAAACAAACACTTAAAGAAATACAATTCTCATTAACTAGAGCATTAACTACCGGTCAAAGCGTTAAAACATATTATCGTAGAGATGATAATTCTAGTTGGACTGAATTACAATCAATTACTTTTGATACAGATGGTGCTATTAAAGATATTAAAAAGAATGGGGTAATTACAGATATTATAGACCTACAAATTAAAATAGTTATCAATGGTTATAATTCATCTGAATTTGGAACATCACCTTTTGTTAAATTAATTAGATTAATACCTTAATATGGCAATAGAAAAACACAATCACAACGGAATTGATAGTAATAAGATTAAGGTTTATTATATAATTCCAACATTTACAATGACATCAACACAGCTTAGTAAATATCTAGCTAGACCGGCAATAGAAGGGGAAAGATTTACTAATTATGACGGAACTAACTATCGTGAATATATAAGAATTAATAAACTTTGGAAATACATAACATTATCTTGATATGCCTAAAGGATTACGTGGTTTTCAAAAGGGAATAGGAATATTTACTGGTAAAAAACACTCACAAGAAACTAAAGACAAAATTAGTAAAACTAAAAAAGATAAACAAATTGGTCAAGATAATCCAAATTGGAAGGGTGGTATTAGTAGTAATATACCTAAATATCATAGCAATAGATATAAAAACTTATCAGAAGAAAAAAGAAAAATGGTTAGTTGGAGTAAAAATAAACGCAATAGGGTAATAAAAAGATTAAAGATAGAAAGTTTATCACACACATTTGGGGAATGGGAACTTCTAAAAAAACAATATAATAATACCTGTCCTTGTTGTCATAAATCTGAACCTAAAATAAATCTAACTGAAGACCACGTAATTCCACTATCTAAAGGTGGAAGTGATTTAATAGAAAATATACAGCCACTATGCTTGGGCTGTAATATAAAAAAGCATACAAAAATAATTAAATACTAATATGGCTAACAAAGCAACTCTAATAAACAATACTGGTCAAAAACAAGTAGTTGAATCTGGCTCACAACAAGCACAGGCTCTTTTTGGTCAAGGGTATACTCTAATGGGAGCAAAGCCAACAGTTAATCCGACACTTCCATCAAGTCTTCCAAGTTCAACAATAGTTGGAGAAAATGCTCCTTCTACAATTACTCCGGTAAATAACTACGATTCAACTGATGTTACTTCTTTAATGGCTGGAACAGATGTAACTCAAAAGGGTTTAGAATCTCAATTAAATCTTGCCGGTCAAACAACTCCAGAAGAAACAGCTAAAACAAAAATTCAAGGAGAATTTGCTACAACTGCTGGTGATATTAAAACTGCTAAGACAGCAGCGATTAAACAAGGTCAACAAACATACGACTTAGAAGGTAATACAAAAAATCTTCAACAAATAAATCCACAAATAGCAACACTAAAAGCAGAATACGATAATGCTGAAATTGCTCAAGAAGGAAGAAAGGGTCTTGCCGGTTCTATTTATGGAAGACAAGCACTTATTCAAAGACAAAGAGCTGTTGAATTAGCTGGTCTTTCTGCTGTTGCTCAAGCATATCAAGGAAATATTACTCTTGCTACTGATACGATTGAAAAATCTGTTAATGCTTTATATAAACCACAAGAAGATTACCTTGCTAATTTAAAAGACCAATTAGATTTCTCATACAAAGATATGGATGCTGCTGAAAAGAAAAAAGCAGACCAATTAAAACTTGTAGCAGATGAAAGAACTAATTTAATTACAAAAGAAAAGGATGAAAAACTAGCAATTAATAAGATTATGCTAGATGCTGCTCAAGGTGGAGCAGATTCAGAAACTATTAGAAAAATACAAGGAGTAAAAAGTGAAGCTGAAGCGATTGAAATCGCTGCTGCTGGTGGGTTCTTAAAAGACTTATCTAAAGTTCCAAATATTGAAGTTGTTGGTCAAGATGATTTAGGTAATAATATCTATGGATACTTTGATACAAAGACTGGAAAAGTAGTTTATCTAAATCAAGATGCTAGTGGAAATTCAAATGTAATTGGTTCACAAGATGCTACTGCCGATAATATCGCAGATGCTATTAAGCAAGTTGAATCAAATGGAAATTATAATGCTAAAGGTGGAAGTGGTGAAAATGGTGCTTATCAATTTATGCCTTCAACTTGGGCTAGTTGGTCAAAAGACTATGCTGCTCAAGTATTAGGAAAATCAGTTGGTAATATGGCTATGACACCTGAAAATCAAGATGCTGTTGCTAAGTGGAAGATTCAATCTTGGTTAGACCAAGGATTAAACGCAGAACAAATCGCTGCTAAATGGAACTCTGGAAGTGAAACAGGATGGGAAACAAAAATAGGAACTAACTCTAAAGGAGTAGCTTATAATGTTCCGGCTTATGTTTCTAAAGTAACAGGAGCTTTAAAAAATATTGTTTCTACTCAACCAACAACTGAAACTGGTGGTGATAATATCGCAGTTATTAAACAACAATTATTAGCTTCTAAAGGTTTAACAAAACAACAACGTGGTGACTTATCAAGATTAATTGATTCTCAAGGAGTTGAAGGTTTAAAGAATTGGGCTTACTACAATAGATTATCAGCCGGTCAACAAGAAGTATTTGGTCAATATGAAAACGCACAATCCGCTTGGGGTTCTGCCTTACAACAAATGTCTGAAGCTGAAATCGGTGCTGGTCCATATAAGAACTTAGCTGAAAAAGCAAAACCTTGGTTAGCTATTCGTAGAGATAAAGACTATACAGATTTAATGGGTATTATTGAAATGGGTCAAGCTCAATTAAGAAAAGGATTCTTCGGAACTGCCTTAACTTCAACTGAAGCTGGTAGTGCTAACAAGTTCTTAATCACAGATAATGATGATATTCAAACTATTAAATGGAAACTAGAACAAGGTAAAAATTTCTTAGCGTTTGCTAACGATGCTCAAATCGCACTTTCATTAGGATTACCAAAACCAAAACTAGAAGAATATTTAACTGGTAGTGCTTCCGGAACTACTGGAGCAAATACTGGATTAAATGATTACTTAAATACTATTCCTGGAATAAAATAATATGGCATACATAACAAAAAAGAAACTAGCTGAAATAATTAATAACGCACCTAAAAATGTTGATAGAACTCAATTATTACAATCATTAGTTGACAGGGGTAATATTCTTGAAGGTTATAATGAAAAGAAAACAGGTTTCTTAACAAACGTTGCTAGAGATATTGTAAGTCCTTTTGTTAAGGGTGCTGAACTTTTAAAGAGTGCTGGTCAAACATACGGTTCTGTTATTAAAGGTGGCTTTCAAATGGCTACTGGTAATAAAGAAAAAGCCTTAGAAACAATTACTAAGGCTGGTGAAAAAATACAAAAAGAAAGAGCAGAAACAATTCCAGTTTTTGGACAAGGAGTTAAAACAATTCAAAGTCAAAAACAAGCAGCCGGAACTGCTTTAGAATTAGCTTCAACTTTTGTTGGTGGTGGTGGAGCTAAATCTGCTATATCCGGATTAAAAACACCACTTAGAACAGTAGCTAAAAATTTAGCTATTACCGGTGCTAAGACTGGTGCTGAAGCAGGTGCTTTATATGGTGCTGGACAAGCTCTTAATCAAGACAGAAATGTATTAGGTGGAGCTGTTGGTGGTGCTTTAGGTGGAGCTGTTGGTGGAGCTGTATTAAGTCCTGCTTTAGGATTAGGTGGTAGAGCTATCACACAAACAATTCCAGCAATTAAAACAAAACTTTTATCTTCATCTGAAAAAAGACTTGTTAATGTAGCACAAGACTTAACAAAAATGACTCCTACTGCTATTAAAAAAGAAGCAGCTTGGAATAAAAGCACTCCTAAATTTTTAGTTCAAGAAAGAGTATTACCTTTAATTGATTCACAAAATGGAAAGATTAAAGCTGATGATGCTATTTCTGCTTTAAGAGCTAAATCTCAATTAGAAAATACTGCTTTTAAAAACATTCTAAAAGATTCTGGTAAAAAAGTTTCTTTAGATGAATATGGAAATAGATTAAAACAAGAATTAACTGAAGACCTTAAAAATCGTGGTGAAGATTTACAAAACGCAGTAACTAAAGTAGATAGAGAAATTGAAGCATACAAGAAGAATTACGCAGATAGAATTACAGATGTTGATGGTCAATCATATATTGATGTTACAGATTTTAATGATATTAAAAGTGGTCTATGGCAAAAATCATCTGTATCACGTAGAGTTCCTGGCTCTGAATTAGATGCTGATATATTTTATCAAATGGGTCACAGTGCTAAGGAATTAATTGAAGAAGTTATTGATGATGCTGAAGTAGCTAAATTAAATAAAAGACTTGGTGATTTCGCACAAGCAATTAAAGTATTAGAAACATCTAACGGAAAGACATTACCTGGTGGTATGCTTGGTAAGGGTCTTACAAGAATAGCTGGAAGTATCGCTGGTGCTGCCGGTGGTGGATTACCTGGTTCTATCGTTGGAAATATCACAGGTGGTATTTTAGCTGATATAGTTAATAATCCAAAAACAAGAACAACTTTATTATCAAAGATATATAATAGATTACAAAAAGAAGGTAGATTTGAAGTAATTGAAGAAGCACAAAAGATATTAGAAAAACGTGGTTTAGAAAGAGCATCTAGAAAGTTATTAGAAGCTCCTAAATCAATTCAAGTTGGTGGTAAGACTGACACTTCAAGATTATTTACTCAAGAAGAAGCACAACTTTTACTTGATTCAATGAAGGTTAAAGAAGCACCAAAACTTCTTAACGCACCTGGAAAGAATCCTATCTTACTTCCGGCTAAATCTCAATCTACAATTAATAAGATAACTGATAAACAAGTTATGCCTATTAAAGAACAGATTGTTAAAGCTACTGAATATAATAAAGGTGATGTAGTTGAATATCTAGGAAATAAATATACCTTTGATAAACCTTATGGAGTTAGCGGAGATAGTGCTGTAATTACAGATAAAGACGGTAAACAATTAAGAGTTCCTTTTACACAAATAAAAAAAGAAGGTCAAGTAAAAGAAAGCGAAGTAGTTACGAAAGCTAAGGAAGCAATCTTAAAACAAAAGAATCCTAAAGTTCAAGAAACTAAAAATCTTTTCGTTCTACATAATACATACGATACTAATCTAGATAAGATTATAGCACAAGGTAGCCAACCAGCTCCTAGTATCGCTATTGTAAAGAAAGATATTCCTTATAATGATTTTGGAAATATCACTTTAGTTGGAGATAAGGGAATGATTGACCCTGCTATTAAATCTAATAAAGTATTTAGTGGTGATATCTATTCAGTTAGAACAACTAAACCATCATATAAAATTAATAAATTTGATTTTGTTAAAGACCCTAAGTTTAGTAATATATCCCCTGAAACATTAGAAAGAGTTAGCAGAGATGCTAGAAATTTTTCTAATGAATATACAAAAGATGAATTTGCTAATAGAATTGATGGTTGGGATGAAATAGATTCAAAAACAGCTAAAGATTTAGCAGAAGCTATCTATGGAGAACCATTTCTATCTGTAAAAAAAGAAGTTCCTACCGGTGAATTAAAAACATTATTAAATAAGAATAAATTATTTAGAACATTTTTTAATGAATCACCTGACTTTGAAGAATTTGCTCTACAAATTGAAAATGATTTTGATACAATTAATACTCTAGAAGCAATCGCTGAAAAGAAAGGTATTGATATGTATGATTATGTTCAATCATTAGCAAAAGATTTTGAAGAACAATTACCATATACTAACGAAAATATTGTTAAAAAAATGGAACAATCAGTTCAACAAAACAACGATAATGTAAGAGCAACTGAAAATTGGGCTGCTCCATCAAGAGTTCACGCATTTAAACAATTCTCAAGTATCTCTGATATTAAGAAAAGTGCTAAACTTTTAACAACAAAAGAAAAGGCTGAAGCTGAAGGAACAAAGAAAGTAGATAATCTTTTAAGCAAGGCTGATGATATGGGAATTGAAGTTGATGAAAATAGTGAAGGTGTTTATGATGTTATTAGTAAGAGTAGATATGATGATATAAATCTTATTAAAAATTCATTTAAGAAGTTCAACGGAAGTAAATTAACAACTGCTGAAGCATCTACATTTGGTAAATTACTAAAAGACACTTACGGTAATATTAAGTCTGATTATTTTGAAGCCAAGGCTTTAAGAGAAGTTAAACTTAGTGATTGGAAAGGTGCTTTAGTTCCCGAAGGCACACCACAAGAAAAAATAGATTCATTAAAGAAGTCCGGATTAAGAGTTGTTGTATATAAAGACAAAGAAGAAAAGGCTAATCTATTAAAGAAAAACTTTTCAGACTTAATGTTTGGAGTTGGTGGTATCGCTGTTGGAGCAAAAGCTCTTGGAGAAAGTAAATAATAAAATAGATAACAAAAAGACTACCCAATCGTAGTCTTTTTTTGTATCTAAATTAGTTATCTAAACTATCTTCTATTTCATCACCAATATCTTCCAGTAAACTAACTGTATATGGTTGATGCCTTTCGTTCATAGCTCCACCTAAAGTTATCACATCAGCAGCGATTGTTACCGGTGCTAATAAAACTTTAGTTAATGCTCCAAATAAACTCATAAATTTAACTTATTAATTCTTTAGTATAATTAATCGCACCACACTCACATCTTTTGTATTTATATTTATGAGCAAGTGTTGTATAGAAACCCTTCTCTTTTACCTTCTTAGAACCACAGTTGTGGCATAGAGAAGAATTATCCATATATAAACCAATTTTAGGATGTGATTTATCGTATGGTCTTAATTTAAGATAAAGTGATTCTAGAATCTTGACATCGTTTTGGCAATAAACATCCATTTGTTCAAGTGCTTCTTCATCTCCATTCATACACTTAATCCAAAGTTCAGAGCCACCAGTGTTAATCTTCATCTCTAAACCTAAGAACTTACAAAGATAATCAAGCTTATTAGATGTGATTCTAAAATTCTTACGTGCTATCTTTAAAGTATCAACTGAACGATATGGACTTGGTAATCCCAAATCGTGATACAAGAATCTAGCGTTAGACTTTTTAATATCAAATGAATCTCCATTGTGAGCTACTACTATATCAGCTTCATCTAATAATTTCCAAAGACTTTTAGTGATACGCTTATCGTCTTTACGTCTACTTTCTTTTCCGGTTAATCTATCGTGAATTACTTCATCAGAGAATAACCATTTAGCAGACCAACAAATCATATTCCAATCATTTTTGATTTGATTGATTGCTATATCTTGTTTGAAAGTTCCCCAGGTATAATTCTCCATAAAGGAAGTTTCAATATCAAAGACTAAAATCTTAGGAACTCTACCAGGTATTTGATGTTTCATTCTTCTAAGTTCGCTTCTTGAGTAACCAGGGAACTCTACCAATAAATCATCATCCCTTGTTACTAATAACTTTTGTAAGTTAATCATATATTATTTATTTTTTCTTAAATACTCTAGTAATCCAGCTCCGCAGTTGAATCTAATTGCGTTGTAACAATCTTCTTTAGTAATTCTTGCTCCGAACTCATCTAGTTTTTTATTTGGTTCATCATAGATTAAAGTGTGTTCTCCGTGAAATCCTTTAATCTTGTAAACGTATTGTCCGGCTTCAATAGCGTTTAAATCTTCTACGTGTCTATTTAATGATTGAATGCTTACATCTTCACTCCATCCACCCCACCAGTTATTATAAGCTCTCTGTGTGCCATCTTCGGTCTGTGTATGCTTTCGCATATAGTTTCCGTATGAAGATTCTACTTTAGGATGACGGACTCCTAGCCAATCAATTTTACCAAGTGCCGAACTTCTTGTTGCTCCGTTTCCAAATTCTCTTAATGTTTTTGTTTCGTTCATAGTTTTATCTTCCACGACATTCCGGATATAATGTTTTTACAACATCAGATTGCCAAAATTCGTGTGTATTAATATTCATTATAGTTAGTTTACCTTCCCATCCACCACCTTGGTCTAAGAACCAAACATTATTTCTACAAAATGGATTATGAGATATATTCCAAGTTGTAGTATGACCAATAAATACTTCTTTATACGGACTGATATCTAAAGTGTTATTTCTTCTATCGTATAAATCTCTATCCCAAGTTAGATAACGAAGGTCTTGTTCTGTTGCCGGTGTTCCCAATCTAAATCCACCGTGAACAAATAATCTATCTTCATCTACATAACATTTAACCGCTTTGTCAAAAAACTCTCTATGCTTAATCATTAACTCCGGATTTGATATATATGAATCAATCGTGGCTTGACCACCTTGTTGTGTCCATATAATCGGTCTAGCACCAAATTTAAACCATTCCCTAGCCCAAGTATCGTGATTACCTTCAATTAAAACCAAGTTCTTAATCTTCAGTAATTCTTCAATAACCAACGGTGTTTCACTCCATCCATCAACTATATCTCCAAGACAAATTAATTGGTCTATATTATATCTAAAGTGACTACGTTCTAGGCATTGTTTTAAAGCACGATAACCACCGTGTATATCTCCTATGACATATTGTTTCATATAATTGTTATTTTTAACTAATTCTAGAAATCAATTAACATTAAAGCATCTGTTTGAATAGTATCAGCGATTTCTTTATCTAATGTTTTAAAATAATTAAATGGTTTAGTTATAATGTGATATCCATTCTTTGTTGGATAATAATTAACTATCTCTGTTTGTTTTTCTAATATATTATAAATAGAATGGAAACTTCTATCATCAACTTCATCTAAATCAAACAAGAAATTCTTTTCATTTCTACAAGACTTATTCATTAAGCAAGAAATAAATCTATTCTTAATATCTAAGTAGAAAGATGATAATTTTTCTTCAGGGTCGTAATCAGTAGCTAACTGTTGTTCTTTAAATAATCTAATAGCTTTGTTTAAATCACGATTATTACAAGAAGCATAAATTCTAAGTGGTCTTTCATCATTATCTTTTATTTCTTTTAGTTCCGTAATAGCGGAAAAAAACTCATCAGAGTTAGTAGTGATAATCTTTCTTAGATGGCGTTTAAATTTATTATTAGCACCACCTTCTTTAGAACGATGGATTAATAAAACAACACGTATTCCATCAGAGTTCATTTTAAATTGTTCTATTATTTTTTCCATATATTAATCTAAGTTTTTTAATCTTCTTTTATTCCATCTACTCCAATATTTTTTCCAAAAACCTTTTATTACTTCGTATCTAGACATCCCATCAAGATTGTATTCCCATCTGATGTTTTTTCTACGTTTCATATATTTGTGTTCCCACCAGGAGTCGAACCTGGAATTCCGGTTTAGAAGACCAGTGTTTTGTCCAGTTAAACTATGAGAACAATATTAATAATTACTAATAATTCTTGACATCTCCCTAACGTAAAATGCTTCTTTATCCATATCGCTTCCCATCTGTTCCCAACGTTCTTCAATCTTCATTCTTAATACCTGGCTTTGACTTCCTTTCTTTTTCTTAGTTTGAATAATTTCTTTTTCATCAATTACATTCACTTCAGACATTGGACTTAACTTCAACGTATAGATAACGTTCCTAGTTCCATCATCATTAGGAATATCTTCAGACTTACGACACTCTACATCACCAATAGTTAAATCATAGTTTTTACCAAGAGTTAATCCTGATAAAATATTACAGCGACCAGATATCTTTAATTGATTTTCGTTTAGTTTTAAATCAGACATACTTATTGTCGTTCCCAAGATTTAGCATTCTTGAGTTCATTTATTTTATCTTTATATATATTAATTAAATCTTTGTAATCTTCATCAGTATATTTACATTCAGCATTTAATTCTTCCCTAATTCCCATCTGTGATTGATATTCCAATTTTTCTACTTCATCAAGTCCAATCTTTTCAACTAATCTCCTTCGGTAGTTTAATAAGTTACCGTGTAAGAAACGATTACAATATCCACATTGACCGTGAACATCATCTTCATTAAAGTAAAAAAACATTCCACTATTCTTTGCTATAAAATGACCGGCATCACAATCTTTCCAATGACTTACTTTTCCGCACGATATACAACTAACATATCCCCTATCATCAGCATCTCTTAATCGGATATATTCACTAAATAATTTCCACAATTTTTCTTTAAGATTAATTTTTTTCTTTGCTTTCTTCATATGTTCATCATAGTTAAACCAATGTAAAACAGAAAAGACAGAATAAAAAACCAGATAGGTCTAACTAGACAAACTAATATCACTTCTGCTAAGAAAAATAAGAACCAGCCAATCGCAAGTTCATTCCCTAAAATTATTTGACTAAATAATGACATATTTTAATTGTTGTTTACCAAAATTAATTGCTTCCTGTTTACTATCAAATAACACGTCAACTCTATTAGTTCCTTTATATCTTTTATTCATTCTATCTTTTATAACACATTCTCCAATACCATCTATATAAATTAAAGTATCTAGTGGTAAATCTCTTGAAGCACAAATTCGCATTTCTTTTTTCAATTCACACAAGTTATTATTAC